TTCATGTTCAGTTTCTTCACTTTCATCTAATATTCGAGCTTTAGTGGCGACAAGGATACACAAGGTAGCACGTAAGTTGTCGTCGCGGTTTGCGGTTTCTAAATTTATAACTTACCACAAAGTAGGAAAACCCTCAAGAATGGAAATAACCTCCTATCCCGGACACGACGTCGTTTATGTGCCAATGCTTGATTTAGAATACACGGTTTATCGTTATCGTGACGATGGGTCGTTACGTGATAGAGGAGAGATGAGTATGGAAGTTCTCGCGTATTTCGAAAGCAAAATAGAAATTAAAAATAGAAGAGTCGAATACGTGAGAGGTGATCATAATGTTAAATTGGTTGAAATGAACTTAGATATGATGCGTGCCTCTAATTGGCTCGAGGTTCGTTCGCCTTTTCGTTTTATGAAAGTACCGCGAGAGGTAGATCTTATACCTCCGCCGCAGACGGTGATGGGTTACTTCATGAAATTTGATGTGAAAAATTTTGGTCGCCTTGGCATTGATGTTGATTTTAGGGAGTGTTATCATAACGTTTTTGGTTACTCTAGATTTGAGACTAAAACACATTATAATGCTAAATTTCGAGGCAACGAATTGCGTTATTTGATTATGCGCAAGTTGTCAACTTATAACCGTGTATTTTCTGGCGACAAATTTGGTCCATATACGGTTAGATCTACTGAAGGCCTTTATCCTCATAAAATGGTTCAGTTGGTCGGAAAATATGCCTCTGAGGCCCACACGATATCCACTAGCCCGGTCTTTGCTGCCGCGATAGCTAGGGGTCTTAGCACTATGTACGACTATATGGGGATGAAGAAACATTTTGGCAAACTGAAGTGGTCTTATTGTGACGAGGATGTAGAGAAGATGAAGACTCGAGATCATACAGCTTCAGGCATACGTGCAGGTAAAACCGTCAAGGCAGTGAAGGATGGTCTGCGCTATGTCATGACACCCACAGGTAGTAAGGGTGTGCAAAAAGGTCCCGCCATTGATAGAGTTAAATACTATATGAAGACGTTCTATGAGACAGATGAGATTAAAATGTTGGAAAAAGCTTGTGTAGTTTGTCTTAAGGATGAAGTTTTCAATAAATTTGAGGGGGATGAGCAGTCTAGACGTAGATTGTTTGATAAGTGTAGAGAGTTTTTCATTCCTAGTTTGATACAATACATCTTTGCTACACTTATTCAAGATGATAGACAAATGTTTGAGCGTGGTAGAATGATAAAAGTCGGTATGAGATGGTGGCACGGTGGCGCCCAGTACTTCGCTGATCAAATGCACTATAAAAACCCTGACATGGTGTATTTTGATGGTGATTACGAAGGATTGGATACAACTATCCCGAAGAAGTTGTTGGAGATGTATAGCTATAGTGCTGCTTTATACTATGAGAATGTGACAGATAAAGACTTTGCCGCGCTACTTAATTTGACCTCCAGTAATTTAGCTGTCAAGCTTGTCCATTTGTTTGGGTCAATATGGAAAGTCATTGTTGGTACCATGCCTTCTGGTGCTAAAGAAACATCCCACGGAAATAGTTGGATCGTTGGTTTACTTTTCTTCGCCTATGTTGAATATGTTAAATTAACAAAACCTACCGAGCGTAGCAAAATTGATGATGCATTGGCGAAGGGGTTAATTGAATTTCCTGTTTATGGTGACGACCATGTAGGAGGTGTCCACAAAAGTGTTTATCATGTTATTAATGAGGAAGGGTATGCTAATTTTGTTGCAAGTTTTTGCAAAATGAAGATTACAAAGAAGCGCGAGAAAATACCTTTCTTTTCTGTGCCAGACAGAATGGGTGATGTTCGTGTTGATGGCGTTGTGTTTTTGAAACGTCGCTTCATCAAGCGCCCTCGAAATTACCCTCATTACTTACCCGAAGTTCTTCCTTATAAGAAGTTCAGTGATATGTTAGTGAAGTTTGCATTTGGTAACTCTCAGAGGTACAATCTTGGTGATTATGCCATAGCCGCTTGTGGCATGGCTTATGACAGCATGGGTACTAACCCGATAGCATACGAATTTGCTCGTGGCTTGTTTAACGAGTGTATGCGTGCTGGTAATTATGAATCCGTTGATGGATTAATTACTGAGATGTTAAGTACGAGAACTAAAGAGGACCAAAAAGACTTTGGCCAATTGCTTCGTAAAGCAGGCATCACTGAAGGTGAGCTTCGAAAGGGTTTCCCGTCTGAGAGAGACCTGTTGCATATGCATATGTACGACGAGAAATACGTTAATTTTACTCCTCCATTTCAGCGCTATAATGCATCTGCACCTTCGTCGGAAATAAAGTTCGA